ATCAAGGTGAGCAAACCTTTAAGCGATGAGGAGTCGATTCTGATTTCTGCTCTTGGCATTAGTCACCCCTCTCGATCGCATCGATCTCGAGTTCCCATGAGCCCTCATCGATGTTTCTGATGCTCACAATCTCAAGTGTGCGACTGCCCATAGAAATGCGATCGCCGTGAAGAATGCCAGCCTTAAATCTGATGCGAACACGGTGCGAGATCGAGGCCTGCCTCGCTGCACCCTGCTCTTGCTCCCTGCCTGAGAGCGGGCGAACGCTCGCCCAGGTCGTGTAGTAGGTTGCCCATGAACGAGTAACCTGACCGTAATCATCCACGGTGGTTGATTCATCACGCTGAAAGCTTATTCTCTGGGTTAATTCGCCAGCTTTGAGCATCAGTTAACTATCCCTCGGGAGAACATTTTTACGATATTGTCGACCGCGTAGGGCACTTCGTAATTTTGCGTTTCGGAAACAGCTTCTCGCTGGTTGTACCAGTGCGCCACCAACATTTTGATCGCTTGCTTTAAAATCGCTGGGACTTCGTTAGCGTTGCCGCAACCTGCGACATAAGTCACCACGATTGAGTTGTAGTCATCAAGGTAGTCGGGCCAAGTCTCATCGTAGGCGGGCATGACACGCCCCGGATTCGAGGTTATGTCAACCTGATAAAGTTCGTTGTTCCAAGTCTGGAGGTCGCCATCAAGATCGTAATATTGGATTGAGCTTACCGACTGCACTGGGCCTTCGAGGTAGAGGATGCCAGAGTCGGGGAAGTCATCGATCGAAAGCGCAAGAGTCTGCGTGACCATTCTATGACTGGCCATCTGCTCAATCTGCATTCGGGCAGCGGTAATGAGCGTATCAATCAGAGCGTCATCCTCATCGACATCGATGCGAGAGTGGAGCTTCATCTCGGCAAGGGTGATCGGTTCGGTCGCTGGAGGAGTGACAACGGTGAGCATTAGCGTTTCTCTTTTTGTTTTTTCGAGGTTGCCTTCTCAGCCTTGTTTTCTCGGGTTTCCGAGACCGGAGGAGCGGGCGCTTCGACAGCGCTCGCCCAACCGAGTCGGATACAGTTTGCCGCTTCATCGAGCGGGAGATCGTACACCAGATTAGAATCATAGGTGTACGATAGACCCGCCACAGAAGTATGAAATTTGACTTTCATGTTTAGCTAGCTGCCATGACAAAGTGCTTAATCGGATCAGTGCCCGCATCCAAGATGCGCCCATCATTGCGACTGAAACCAACGAAGCCAACTTGGTGGTAATCAGCGTATCTTTCTTCGAGGCGCAAGAGGGTGAAGTCTTGAACATCTCGAATGAGGTACTTAGAAAAATCACCGTAATAGATAACTTTTGCAGACGCTGCGATAGTTGCAACATCTTGATTGATCACGACAGGCACACCGAAGAGAGTACCGGGCGAAGTCGCAGAAAGATCGTTCAAGAAGATCGGTCTATTCTGATCATCGACTAGTTTTCTCACGGCTTTGAAAGTCGTGTCATTCATCATGAATTTAGCATTGGCCCGATACGCTGGATCGAGTGAATGCTGCAAATCAAGAAGCTCATCGAAAGTGATAGCACTTGCGGATGAGCCAGTTTTACCAGCACCAGAAGCAGAAATGCCCTGGGGCTTTGAGGAGTTGTCACCAGTCGTGAAGTGGGTGTTAAGGATTCTTGCGATCCTTTCGCCCAACGCACCACCGATAAAGCTCTCAAGATCAATCGCAGAGTCTTGCAAGAGTTCAGCGGAAACTCGGATGAGCTTGCTGGAGTACTTGTAAGCCTTCATAGTGATCTGAGCGAAGGTGATATCTTGTTCACTCACCTGAGTATTTTCTGCAAGGATTGCGCCAACATTACTGTGATCGCTCACGGTAGGAATTGGCAGGTCATTGCCTTCTGCTGTTCGTAAGATGGTTGCGACTTCTCGCATCCCACCGAACGCCAACAAAGACGATTCAAGCTGATTGATGAAACCTTGTGGCACAGTGTAGCCACCAGCGGAACCGGTCAAAGATTGCGCACGGGCTTCGGCTTGAGTCTTAGGAGCTTTTGCGTTGAGCTTAAAGCTCAAGCGATTGTTCCCAAGTTCTAGGCCAGATCGCTGCGCAGCGTTTCTTTGTTCATTGGAGGCACCGTTTACAGAGTGAAATCCGAGCCATCCTCGAAGGGCCAGTGCTCGGTCTGAAGTGCTTTGACGATCGCCAAAATCGCGCACAAACGCAGGCGCTTCGATCGGTGAAGATCGTCGTGCTGCGGGTCTTTTGGAGCTGGCTTCCAAGCTTGCAAGCTTTTCGCTGCGAGCGGAAGCGGCTTCTTCGGGTGCTGCTTCAGGAGCTGCGCCACCTTCGATCTCGGTGATACGGGCTTCGTGTTCATCAACCTGAGAAACCAAGGCCTCGAAAGCGGTAGCTTCTTCGGGGGTCAGTTCTCGTTTTTCGGTGGTGCCGTTAGCGTGGATAGCTCGGGCTTCGGCAAGTTTTGCGGTGCGCTGGGTGCGCAGTGTTTCGATTTCGGTCATTGGATTTCTTCCTAATATTTGCGGTATTAGGGCAGTGCATCTGCTCCGGTGAGAAGCATAAAAAAACGCACAGGCCCCTAGTTCGGGAAACTGTGCGTAAAGACTGCACTGATTTCGATAAGACGATTAAACCACGGATCTGAGATTCGTCAACACTCGCACCAAAAAAAAAGAGGAGGTGGGGTAATTCCCCCACCCTAGTCCACGCAAAGGCGTTTGCGTGAACTAAGGCGGTTCCTTAGTCCATGTTGCTGAACTACCGATCGCCCCGCAGGCGAAGCTCTCGCAGGCGTTGTGCTGACCGGATGGCGTCCTGGGTGTAGATGGACAATGAGCGAACGGCCACCGAGGTGTCGGGGTAGGCAGGGTAAGTCACCACCGAGACATCGTGCAGCTCCACGGCGAGGAGACTGCGCACCCTCTTGCCATCAACCAGATCCCACGCGTCCTCGGTCGTAGTGAATGCGAAGCTCATCTGCGAGACATCGCCTCTCGCCATGACTGCCATAAGATCCGCAGCGTACTGGGTGTCGGGCGGGTCGATCGTCACCTTAAGGCCGGTGACATCTGACTCAAGTCTCAGGGTTCCCGAGACCGTGCGCCCGAGGATGAGGCTCGGGTTGTGATCAATCAAGGCCCGCACATCGGGGTTGCTGTCGAGGGAGCGGGTGAATGCACCAGGGCGAACGAACTCTCGAAAGCCGCCTAAGTCTTCCGAAGAGAGATCATACTTGGCGGCGTAGCCGATGATCTTCTGCGCTGCGACATCGACTCTGAGCTCGGTTGAGAACCTGCGTTCTACGGTGTTAGTTTTCATCTTTGACCCCTTTCATGGTGTTGATCTTTTCGGAAACTGCTTCGGCAAGTTTCGCTGCGGTCACTGATCCTGAGAAGTCCAGCCATGTCGATCTGAACTGGTCGAGGTGGCGCTGGACATGGCCATCGAGATCAGCGTTTAATTGGAACGCCTCAAGCACGGGTGCGTAGGCACTCACGACGCGGGCCCGATGCTCGGCACAGAAGTGATCAAGCTTGGCCAAGAACTCTGCGGGTTTGTTGGCAAAGCGCTTCACGGCAGAGCACTCCACATTTTGAAGGCGCTCGCCTGCATCATCAAGGAGGCGTAGGATGATCGACTCATGAGAGCGAGCCGGTGTGGTTGCTGGAGGGTTTGGTAAGGTTGGCGGGGTTGCCATCAAACTCGGGTCGGTTGCAGGCGCTGCCGTGGGTGCGGTGCCGAGTGCCTGCATATTCATCGGCTGCATATACACATCGCCACCCTCGATCGGGTTCATGTTTTCTTTTTCTCGGATCTCGTTCACGCTTAGCCAGCCCCAGTTGCGAGCGACCGAGTACGACTGATAACGGGCAGCAATCTCGCCCCGCAATTTCCCATCGACATTGAACTCAAAGAAATAATTCCCTTTGTCTTTCGGCCTGATAATCTTGCGATTAAGCTGCTGCTCCCAGCGCACTAGCCACGGGCGAAGCGTATCCACGACGAAGCTGATTTCCATCTGCTCGAGGGAATTGTAGCTCGTCTTTGAAAGATCCTTGAGTTTGTTCGGTGGTAGATTAAACCAGCGGGCGACCTCGATGATTTGGAACTCTCTCGACTGAAGGAACTGCGAGTCGTCAGGAGGCACGCCGATCGCTTCCCACTTCAGGCCCGCTTCCAAGAGGGCGACTCGGTGAGAGTTTGCACCACCGGCATGAAGCTCCTCGAAAGACCGGCGAAGGTTCTGCCGAGCTTCGGGTGAGAGTTGACCAGGGAAAGTCAGCACGCCACCTGGTCTCGCCCCCCTCCCGAAATAACCCGCCCCGAATTGCTCAATCGCCATTGAGAGGCCGAGCGACTGGCGAGCAAGGCCGATCACGCTCATGCCTGAGATGCCATCGAATGAGAGACCCGGTATGTGGAGCATATTGCCAGCGGTGATAAAAGCTTTGCCACGGTGTAGGTCGTAGTAGAGTTCGCCTGAGTCGGTGCGCTTGGGTGTGACAAGGGTCGGGTCGATGGGCCAGAGCTCGACCACATTGCCCTCGAGGTCGCGCACGATTTCGCTGTAAGAGTTTCCATGAAGAAGCAAGTGCGCCATTGAAGCCTCACGCCATTGCAACGAACTCATCTCAGGGTTGGGCTCATCATGAAGAAGCGTGTGCAGCGGGTTCGCTTTTGCGTGCATCTTGCCACCACCGGGTAAGCGTTCGTAGTAGTTGAGCGGGAGACTCGAAACGGACTCGGCAATGCAACGCACCGCAGCATAAACCGCTGAGTAAGTCATCGCGGTGTCGGGTGTGACGCTGATGCCGGAGTCCGTTGATGCGCCACCAAATAACTCATTGAGCCTAGGGTCTTTCAGGTTGCCACCTGAGAGGGAAAGCGCTCGGGAGATAAAGCCTTTAATGCGGTTCATCATAGTAGTGTGATCCCTTGGGTGTCGTAAATATTTGTAGCGTTTAGACTGCTGACCTGTGCCCGACCTAGTGCCATAATCGTTGCGACGATGCCATCGATTTTCTCGACCGCTTTGCCCTTGTGCATCTTGATGTTGCCTGCGTTGTCTCGCTCGACCTGAACATTTGAGAACATCCAGCGCAGCACTGGGTTGCCATCGTGTGCGATCTTCTCACTGAGCACCAAGACTTCTAGCTCTTTACTCGGTGCGGTCATCGCTGCAAAGCCTTGACCGAAGCCAACAAGCCAGTCGGGTCGCCCGTTATTCTTGCCAAGCGTTTCGAGATCCTTACTGATCTGGTTGATGTTCCAGCGATCGACTGCGATCTCTTGGATGTTATACTTTCTCGCTAGTCCATCGATGACCGCAACCACTGCCCTATAGTCGAGCGATCGCCCTGGCGTAGTCACGATCAGGCCTTGGCGCTCCCAATCATCGAGCCGGTGCTTGTTGTTGCGCTCTCGTTCCCTCGCTGCGTCTGCTGGTGCGAAGAATGTCGGCACGATCCAATAGGGTTCGTTCGGCTCAATAGGCGGGAAAAGAAGCACGAAGGCCGTTAAGTCGAGGGTCGATGAAAGATCAAGACCACCGAAACACATACGACCGGATAGATCAGGGAAATCGCGGGAGCACGAATCCCAACGCTCGAGCGAGATCCATCTCGTCTCCTGCGATGTCCACTGGTTCAGGTGTAATCTTCTGAAGGCGTTTTCTCGGGAAGGGTTGGCGCTGGCCTCTGCGACTGCCTTGACAAAGTAATCCGCTTTCACGGTCACGCCATAGTTCGGATTCGCTTCTTGCCAGGTTGATTCTGCTTTCCAATCGCCTGTCGAGGTGTAGATCTTAGAGTAGAAAGTCGGGTCGTGAATGAGCTTATCGTTGACACCCTCGGCGTATTGGCGAAGCTCCCAGCATAAGCTTTGGCGATCATGCCCTGCGGTCGTGAGTGCGAGCGTTAGCGGTTGCCTTCGTGCGCCGGTCGAGGTTGTCAACACATCCCAAAGCTCTCGGTTTGGCTGAGCATGAACCTCATCCACGATTACACCATGAGCGTTGAGCCCGTGCTTCGTAAACGCATCCGAGGAAAGCGATCTGTAGAAGGAGTTCGAGGCCTTGTGCTCGATAGTTTTGTTGCGGTAGATCCGGAGCATCGTTGAGAGGTTCGGGTTTTCCTCGATCATCTGGCAGGCTTGGTCGAACACGATGCTGGCCTGATCTTTGTCGCTCGCTGCGCTGTAGATTTCGGCACCTTCCTCACGATCGAGGCAGAGCAAAAATAAGGCGATGCCCGCTGCGAGCGTGCTCTTGCCATTCTTTCTCGGCACCTCAAGGTAGGCGGTGCGGTATTGCCTGAGACCATCCTTGCGAACTGTCCCGAAAAGTTCATTCAAGAACTGACGCTGCCACGGTGCCAGGACGAACCCCGTGCCCGCCCACTCGCCCTTTGTATGGCGCAGGTGATCACCAAAGAACCGAACGATCTTGTGGTCTTTGGCGACAGGTTTCTTTTTGCGTGGTGCTCTCACGGTCACTCGATAGCCCTCATGATATCGACGATTCCATCTCTTCCGCCGTTCGTGCTTTGGAGTCTCGGCCTTGCTGCGGGTGTTAACCCGAACTCGCTTTCAAGCTTCATGAGTTGCTCGCACGACTTATTGAAAACCATGTAGGGAGGGGTAGGCATAAAGCTTTTGACCTTCCCTTCATCATCCTTGATGGCGATGTGCGTGGCGACGCCCTCGGCCATCTGCCGGGCAGCGTCC